CCTCATTAATTAAATTCTTTCATTTGTTCAGTAACGATCAATCTATTTAGCATTTCTGTATCAAAGGATACATTGCCAGTTCCACCTGCAATCAAACAAGTACCACCCTCTGGCATTTGTTCAATCACTGCGATCTGTTGATCCTTTGCATCGTACATCACAATGTAAAGTGTATCATGTTTAGATCCATTGTTTCTAAACGCATTACCTTTAAAACCCACTATAGGTTGCATTTCGTCCACATACAATTGATTCCACATTTCAATAGCAATCTGTTTATCACCACATGGTACAGGTTTTCCAAACAGTTGAACAATATCGTGAGCACCTGCAGTTGCCATAGTAGTAGACAGTAGAAGTATTCCTATTACTTTTTTAATCATCATTTAATTCCTAACATTTCTTTCGTCATGATATAATCACGAAGAAAATCTGATCTTACAATATCATGCCAGTTAAATGATACCACACTAAAATTTTTCAACTGGTCTATGATCCGTAAGAATCTCTGGATACCATCCCTCTCTGCAGGATCTTTGAAATCCGACTGGAGATAGTCCCCACTAAAAATGACTCTGCAATTTGTCCCCACTCGTGTGATAACAGAATCTAACTCGTGGAAGTTTAAGTTTTGCATTTCATCCACGATAACAACAGCATTGTCAATGGTCAACCCACGTATAAATGATGTTGTCGTAAATTGTAATTGATTGTTGGCAATCATCCTATCGTAGATGTTTACATCACCAAACAGTTCATTACATATTGCTTTGTAAGGAGTTTCAAATACTTCTTTCTTTTCTTCTATAGTACCTGGTAAGAAACCCATGTCTCTTGTAGGTACAACAGATCTAACTATAACGACTCTATCGTATGGAGTCTCTTTTGTTAGAACTGCTTCTATTGCCAAGTACATTGCAACAAATGTTTTACCTGTACCTGCAGACCCAGTAAGAACTAGGTTGTCATCATCATCCCAAGCATCATAAGCAATCCTCTGATTTGTAGTCTGAGGTTCAAATTCAAACATATCGTTGAAGTTTGCTTTCTTCATTTTACTCATACTTTTATGGTATTACCTTCACCAGATGCTTTCTTGATACCACCTAGAAGATCTCTCCATTCGCTTCCTGCCCTTGATACATTATCTCTTGCAGGGCGACCTGATATCTTGGGTGTACTTAACATCTGATACAAGTCACCGTCTTCTTTTAAAGTATCTTGAAGATCGTCCCAAGTCATTTGAACTTCGAATTCTTCTCCAGTGGAAATTCTTTTTAAATTATAAATTGGCATTTGTTACTCCTGTGGTATTATTTATAAACCAATTAGGAACCTCTCTCTTAGTCCATACCATTTTGAATCTATCCTGTTTAGTCTGATAGTATTCTCTGTAAGATCTGATTGTCTGACCTTCATGCATACACTGTGGTTCATGAGTCATTGCAAGTTTGAAGTCAGTCATTGGTACACGTGGAATATTCTTAGGTGGTTTGACCAACCAATACTTTAGTCTCTCTGTACTGTGTGTCTTACCATAGCGATATGTATACTCGTCAAGTAAAGCACAAAAGTGATCATAGTGCCAACGATAGTTGTACACTGATTCCATAGTCCATACTGTGCAAGGATGTTTATGGTGTACTGCTTTGTAGAGTACATCTTCCATCTCTGGATTTTCTAGTTCATAGTATTTGATCATAGTCTTACCTGATACAGATGGACGTTTAGTCTCTACACCATCGAGCATACGATGTGCTGTAGATAACATCTGTGCAGATTCTACAATCATTTTTACAACATGTTTATCGCACTGTTGTTGTGCGGCAATCTTAGGATTGTGATCTAGTACAAAAATATTCAAGGTATATTCCCCCTCTGCCATATAATGCTTATATTATTATACAGGCATTTGAATATTTTGTCAACCCTTATTTTGCATATTTTTTAGATAGTGCTCTCAGAATAAATTCTCTTTTCTTCTTTATCTTATTCGCTCTCTGGGTCTGACCTTTCTTCTCCAGTTTCTGTGCATAGATTTCTAATTCATCAGAGTCTTTTCTTAATCGTTCAACTTGAGCAGATACCATTTAGTGTTCCTTAATAAAAAAGAGTGTGCACGAAAGTACACACTCAGGTTAGTGTTAATGTTTCTGGGTTTAAAGTTCTAGTCTTGTAGAAGACCTGGAAATGCTTTCTCGACAATTCCTCTAGTTATCCCTTTTGGTTTATTTTTATTTATCATATCTATAACCACTAGAGCATCTTTTGGATGGATTCCTTCCAATAACTGTAAAAACATACGCTCTTTTTTAAACTTTGGTTGATCTTTGTGCAATCCCTCAACAAAGTATTGGAACTTTGTATTCTGTCTTTTAAGATCTGTGGGGTGGTTATGCTCTTCACATGGTGTGTAAGGTGGTTCTCCTGTTGGGATTACCCACTGTACCGTAGAGTCCATAGAACCTCTGATAACATCTTTGAGTGCCCATGTCTCATTCTCTTTTAGGATCTTTATCTTCTCAGATTTATCCTTTGCCTTAGATACATCTTCTAAGACTTCAAAAATATATTTCTTCATATTAGTTCCTCAACGGATTCAATCATTAATTTCATACGGTTATTTATCAGGTATGGAAGTACTGCACCTCGCTGTGCCCATTTATCTTGACTGTTGAATTGCTCAAGTATTTCTGACTGCAACTCTTCTGGTGTGTATTCCAAATCAATCAACTTACGATTGCGTTGATAGTTTCTGTACCACTCCGAATGTTGGTAACCACTATCCGCATGGTTCAGTTGATTGATCATATCATCTTTTTTCTTACGAGATAGAGGTCTCTGTCTCTCACCCTCCACGAACACATTATCGTGCGAGAGTACGTTTGGGACTCCATCTCCTGCGTCTCCAGTGAGTATCTTTTCTGTCAGACCTACCAGAGGGGTTTCTTCTCTATATTCTTTTTTCAGTAGAGGTGAGTACTGTCTCACGTTCTTATATCTCTGTAACTGCAAAAAGTCTTTGTCTGCAGATACAATCATTACATCTTCGTACTGACCAAACTCTTGAGTATTCTTACACAGAGTTCCAATGATGTCATCTGCTTCGCAACCTTCTACTTCGATTACTTTGTAGGGGAAGTGCTCTTTGAGTTCATCACGAATTTTATTGATAATACGAAATGCCTCGACCCAGTCTAAACCAGACTTGTCACGTGCTTTCTTCCGATTTGCTTTATACTGAGGATAGTAATTCTTTCTCCAATTGTTCTTGGAGTCACAAGCAATTACTAACTCACCGAAGTTTTCTTTATATGCATTGCGGTATAATCTCAAAGAATTGATGATCATATGTCGAATCATATTCTCATCGTTCTCTTTGTTTATCGCAACAGTTGAGGCAGAGAGTCCACCATAATCTACAATAATCATAAATCACCTTTTAATTGTGTAAACCAATTATACCACAATGCACTAGGTTTGTCAACCTGCCGCTTCTTGAACATCCTTCGCACTTACGACACCTTCGTTCATAAGTTTGTTTCGATTGGACATATGCCCACGTTCAACATCTGCTTTATTCTGTCCAAAGTATTTTACTGCATGTCCTTCTTCTATCAGGATCTCAGTAAGCATCTTCTCGCCTATCATGAAGTCTCCAAGGATACGACCAAACTTACCCTTCATGTCTTCACCATCTTTGGCGGCAAACGTCTTGAGTATTGTATCTTTTTCTATTAGTTCTTTGACTCTATCCTTTGCCGCTAGACCAAAGATCTTCTCTACCTTATCTCGTGTTCTAGACTCTGGTGTATCGATGCCCATGATACGTACACGCTCGTTCTTTAACCACACACCAAAACCAAGATCGATGTCAACATCAACCGTGTCGCCATCGACTACCTTCACAAGTTTTGCTTTGTATTCATACATTTGATATTCCCTTTAAATGTTTACTATGAATCTTCCCACCTATAAACTCATTGTAATAATCTTCTCGGAATAATACGTCTCTATCAAATTGTTCTTTCATTTCGAAATATGTCATTTCGCCTTTTGATTTACATAGTCTTAAAATTTCTCTTTTGAAATCATCGGCACGTTCCTCTACTAATAACTTCACTTCCTCACTCGACCCAAAGTAGGTTCTCCAATCAGACTCTGTTCTCGTCCTGACCCTTCTCTTTCTCGTTTTTGTTTTGGGGAGTATCTTTGGTTTCCAGAAGTTCTTTTTACCGATATATTTCTTACCAGTATTTATATCTGTAATCATGTAAACGAACCCCTGAAATTCTTCAGGGGTCTCATTAAATTCTTTTTCTTTGTAATACCACATACACTTATGTATCTGGTTCAGTAATGTCCTCTACCTCTGCATGTCTATATCCACACATTGGACAATACTTGGGTTTTTTACCATCTTCTACTAATACTATTGTAACTGACTCACAATCTTCACATTCAATTCTGAATTCTTTTTCCACTGCTTCTTTTGCCTTTTCTTATTCCATAACCAAGACGTTTCATTATTTTCATTCTCTGA